CTTAACCCGCAATGGCGCGGGACGAAATTCGGCGCATTCATCGAATGGCCGAAACGCATGGACCTTTGGGCGCAATATAACGACCTGATGACCAGCGGCGCCCGCGCGGAAAACCCAACGGACAGGACGGCGAACTCCTTTTACTTGGCGAACCGCGCCGAAATGGACTCGGGCGCGGTGGTGTCGTGGCCTGATGGCTTTATCAAGATTTGCGGTGAGGACGGCACGCCGCTCGAAAACAGCGCTATCCAGCATTGCATGAATCTGCGATGGACCTGGGGCGAGAAGGCGTTCCAGACCGAGTACCAAAACGACCCGCCGATTGAAGAAACGAATTCAAGCGAACTCACCATTGAACTCATAACATCCCGCGCGACCGGCGTTCCGCAGCTTTCCATGCCACCGGAATATAGCTACATTGCTCGCGGCGTAGACATTGGCGGGCGACTGATACACACATGTACCCTCGCTGCCAAGCGCGACATGACGGCGCACGTAATAGATTACAGCGTCATTGATACCGGGCTATCCAACGCCGTTGACCTTCGCGACGATTCCGCGCAGGCGCGAAAAGCAATCGAGCACGCCATTCATGACGCGCTATCGCTCCTTCGCCAGCAAGATCGAGACGGCGAATACGTAGACGATGCTGGCGTTGTTCATCACGTCGGATTAACGTTGATAGATAGCGGCTGGATGCGGAAAGTTATTTCTGCATTTTGCGGACAGTCTGGCCAACGATACCGGGCGATAAAAGGACTTGGGTCAAGCGAACATAAGCGCTTTGTGAAGCCAACGGATAAAAAGAAGGTCGTCTCGGAGTATTGGTTTGCCGCCCGCCAGGACGATGGGCGAGACCTGTATTTTCTGGATGCCGATCACTGGAAGCTATACGTCCACCAGCGCCTATTGCAGGACGTGGGGACCGTCGGCGCGTTGACGTTGTTCGGCGACGAGCCGCGTAAACACATCAAGTTTGCGCAACACATACTAGGCGAGAATTTCGACGTATCCACCGGGAAATGGAAAAAGACCGGGCCAAACCACTGGCTAGACGCTACCGCGTACGCCTTCGCCGCGCTAGATATGCTTGGAGTTAGGATGCCGGGCCAAGGACAACCCCGCGCCAAAGTGCGGCGCGGGAATGAAATAGAGGTTATCCACGCGGGGAGCCGCAAAATAAGGAGCCGTTACTGATGGGCAGACACAAAAAGATCCAAGCCGTGCGCGAAGTACACACGCCGGAAATCGTAGCAGAGATGGTTGTTTCGACTGTTTCTGCGTCTATTGATGAAGATACGGCGGGCGTGTATGCGTTTCCGACGCGAAGCCGTTGCCCGCGATGCGGTAGCCTTGATACGCAACGTATTGGCCAGCGCGACAATATTCAGTACCGAATCTGTCACGTGGCGATTTGCCGCAACCGATACAAGGTCATCGGCACGAAAATTTAACTACTTAGTAACACATATACCTTAAACCGTTACTATTTAGTAGCATATGCTATTGCGTAAGTAGTAAACCATGCCGCAAAATTGAGGCATGGCACTAACCAGCGCATCCACAATTCAAGACGCCCTTGACCAGTACAACAATAATTTGTCCTGGGACGGGGATATTACCAAGGCGGCCAATGCCTTGGAAGCGGTGCGTTATCTACTGGCGAACCGCGCGCAATCTTCCACCTTCGACGGGATGAGCCTTAATTACCCCGCGCTCGAAATGGTCAAGGAAGAATTATCGGCGTACGTTTCGACGCAATCCGCCACCGCAAAAGCAAACCGCCGCACCTTCACGCGGATCGGCGCGGTGCTCCATTGATCGCGCGCGCGAAAAAGCCCGCAAGCATTGGGCAAGTAGATTACCAGCGCAAGGGCGGCTATTACTGCCAGCTTGGCTACAAAGCCTACCGTGATATTACGCGAGACGGACGCAGCCCAACGGAGGCCAGCGGTTCGGCGCATCTGCGCGTACAGCGCTCGAAGCTGATTGCGCAGTCGCGCGAATTTCTGCGCGAAAACCTTATTTATAAGGGCATGATTGAGCGCGCCTGTTCCTACATCGTGGGCGAGAACGGGTTTGATTTACAGCCGAATACCGGCGACAACGACACTGACAAGGCCATCGAAAAAGAATGGTCGAAATACTGGCGGCGCCCGGAATTGCGCGGCTTGATTTCCGGTAAGTTGCTGCTCGGCATGGCGTGCCGAGAATTGCTTGTCGCGGGTGATACGGCCATTATCCCGCTTAACGAAAACAAGCTACAAATCATCGAAGCCGAACAAATCAGCGCCACCGGCAACGAGGACGGCATCGAGGTCAATCAATACGGCGTGCCGCAGAAATTCTTTGTGCGCGGGTGGACCAAAAATGGATCGCTCGCCACAAAGCCTACGGTTTATTCGCCGTCTGAAATTCTTTTTTTATGTAACCCCGAGCGCCCATCGTCTCTCCGTGCGTGCCCGCCGTGTCAATCTGCTTTTTCGATGTTGCATCGTATCAACGATATATGCGATTCAGAGGCGCTGGCATGGCAAGCGATGTCCAGGATGGCGTTGTCAATCCTCCGCCAGCGCGGGCCTGAGCAAGCGGTTACAGACTCAATCGAGGACGATGCTGCGGCGGCGGATGCTATCGTAGACCGCGTGACGGAGATGGATTACGCGCTGATTTTTCATGGTGAGGTCGGCGACGAAATAAAGGGAATCGAAAGAAATATTCCCGGCGCAAATTTCCCCGATACACTCACCATGTTTTTGCGCTTAATCGGTTTGCCGTTAGGCCTGCCGCTTGAAGTCATTTTGTTGGATTGGACGAAAAGCAACTATTCGCAGTCTAGGGCCGTGCTCGAACAGGCTTTCAAGACCTTTACCGATTGGCAAAGCATCCTTGAAGATGCGTTCCTTCGCCAGGTCTACATCCGACAAATGGGAATCTGGAACGCCAACGGGCTATTTCGCGGCGTTGACCCCGAGGCGCATTCGTGGATTAAGCCTTCTTTCCCGTGGATTGACCAGCTCAAAGAGGCGCAGGCATACGGCGCACGACTCGACCGTGGCCTGTGTACTCATGACGAAACCGTCAAATCCTTGGGGCAAGACCCGCGCGAACTATTAACCAAACGCGAAGCCGAAATACGCGAGGCCATCGCTATCGCGCAAGGAATCCAGGCTGACACCGGGCAGGCCGTTCCGTGGGAAATTTTTGCGGGCCTTGAGGTCAAACAGGCAGCCGCGCCGCAAGCGAAACAACCGACAGACACGCAGGAGGGCAAAAATGATCAGCCTTCACAGTGAACTATGGGCGTGCGAAGATAAGCGGTTCCGCGACTTTGCGGCGAAATATTCGACGATTACCCCGGCCACCGAAGCCGCGCATTCGCATTCTATTCTCGCCCTCGAAAACGCCATCGCCAAAATCCGCGTGCGCGGGATGCTGCTCAAGCAGCATGACGCCGATGCCGCGTTTTGGGGCATTGAAAATACCGGTTATGACGAAATCGAAAGCGCAATAAAGCTAGCCACAGAACAGGGCGTGGATCAAATTCAACTGCTCGTGGACTCACCCGGCGGTATGGCGCAGGGCGTCGAGCTGTGCGCAAATACGATTTTCCAAGCGCGTCAATCCACGAAGGTGACGGCGATTGTAGACGGTATGGCATGCTCCGCCGCCTATTGGTTGGCTTCCGCCGCATCCACCATTGAAGCCCCGCGTGACGCCGTGATCGGCAGCATCGGCACGTTTTCTGTGATTTACGACACGTCCGGCATGGCCGAGAAAATCGGCGTAAAAACCATCGTGGTGCGTTACGGCGATAACAAGGGCGCGGGCGTATTCGGGGCCGAAATCAGCGAAGGACAAATCGCCGTCGAACAGGGAATCGTAGACACGTTCGGCGAAATGTTTGTCGCGGGCATCGCCCGAAATCGCGGAATGGATCTCAAGCAAGCTGAGAAGTTAGCCACGGGTGCATATTGGCTCAGTAGCGAAGCGGTCAAGCTGCAACTCGTGGATGTCGTACAGGGCGAATCTCTTGCCCAAAAGCAAATTAGGGACACGCAAACCCAAAGGAAACTCAAGATGGAAAATGAAGCCATCGAACAGGCCGTAAAGACGGCAAAAGAAGAAACGGCCATCACCGTACGAGCGGAGATGATCGCGGGTTTGCAGGCACTTGAAGCCGCATTCCCGGACCATCCTGAATTCGCTCGCTCGATGTGGGAGACCGGCAAGACCCCGGTTGAGGCGAAGGCTGATTACGCCGACGTGCTCGCTGCGGACCTTGCCGCCGCCCGCGCGGAACTGGCCGCGAAACCCGCGACGATTGCGCCGCCTGTTGCCGCGCAACCCGTCGAAACCGCCCCGCTTGATAGCGGCGCCTCGCCGGATTATCTGGCGCTCGTTAAGGCCTATAAGGCCGAGACAAAATGCACGCAGATGCAGGCTATCAAGCATGTCCAGGCAACGAATCCCGAAGCGTACCAAGCGTACGTCGGCAAATAAGGAGTTTACCACATGGCTACTGAAGCCCTTGTTTCCAAGACTTTCACGACTGGCGAGGCGCTGGCGATTTACCGCCGCGTGAAATTCTCGTCCAGCACCATCGTTTACGCCGATCAAGCGGATGAAAACATCAACGTGATTGGCGTCACGATGGAAGCCGCCGCGAGCGGCGCACAGTGCGGCGTCGGTTTGACCGGCGGAGGCCGCACGTTCAAATGCACCGCCGCCGACTCGTTCAGCGCTGGCGCTACGCTTTACGCCGCTGATGATGGCAAGGTGAGCGATACCGCTTACGGCGCGGTAATCGGCATTGCTCTCGAGGCCGCGGACGGCGCTAACGCCGTTGTCGAATGTTTCCTGTATACCTACACCGGCGCGTCCACGGAGACCATATCGGTCCCGATGACTGATTTTCGTGTGTGGGATGCGGTTGGCACAAACCTCCCCGTTGCCGCCGCCACTAATGACGATTTAGCGCTCATCACGAACACGAGCACCTGTCAGTACTACCTTGCTACTAAGGACTACGGCGGCACCACGGATGGTGTCCAGTATGCCACGGCGCTTGTTGCGATACCAGACAACTATATCGCGGCTGATGACCTGAAAATCCGCGTCAAGTGCGCGGCTGTCGCGGTCGCCGATGCAGCCATGACGGTAGACATCGCCGCCACTGAAGTTGGCTCCACGACTGACATCGTGGCGACCACGGCGCAAAGCATCAACTCCACTACGGCGGCGACCAAGGATTTCACCCTGACCGCCACCAACGTGGCTCCCGGCGACGTGCTGGCCGTTCGGCTAGCTGTTGCTGTCAACGATTCCGGCGACGCCTCGGCGAATATCCAAGGCACCATTACCAACGTCTGGCTGCTAGCCGACTGCTTGCAGAACTAAGGGAGTAGCACACTATGTCTATCACCTACGCAACCTATGCCACCCCGCGCGCTGATTTGGGCGCGGCGTTTTTAGAATACGTTCCCGAAGGCGCGACGATGATCGCGGATCAGGTTTTGCCTGTAACCACGGTCGGCCTTGAGGCGGGCACGTACACGAAAATCACGCGCGAATCCATCCTCACGATGGAGGACGCGAAGCACTCGGAAGGCGCGTACAACCGCATCGGATTCACCGGCGAGGACGCGACCTATGCGTGCGAAGAACGCGCGCTTGAATTTGCGTTGAGCGACAAAAAGCTGGCGCGTTTCTCGCGCGACTTTGATGCCGAGATGGTCGCTGTGATGCATTTGCGTCACAAGCTGGCGATGACTCGCGAGAAGGCCGTCAAGGACTTGGTGTTCAATACCTCGACTTGGACCGGCGCGCCGCTTTATACGGACGTTTCTAGCGCCCCGTGGGACGCCGCCGGTAGCGACGCCATCGGCCACGTCGCCGCCGCCGCTTCCGCTGTGCGCACAAACTGCGGCATTGCGCCGGACACCCTGATCGTCGGCTATGCGACGATGCAAAACCTTCTGAAAAACACCGCAATCCGTGCGTCGTTCCCCGGCGTGCAGATCCTGAGCGCGGACCTTATCCGCGCGAACGCGGCGGCGATCTTCGGGCTGAATCAGATCGTCGTAGGCAACATGGTCTACAACTCGGCTGACGAAGGCTACACCGCTTCGTTGACGGACCTGTGGGGCGATGATTACGCGATGATCTGCAAGGTCTGCTCGCCCGGCTCGATTGAGTCGCCCGGCATTGGCCGTACGTTCCAGTGGGTCGAGGACGCCGACAGCATGGTCGTTTTCGAGACCTACCGCGAGGAACAGACCCGCTCGAACGTCTACCGCGTGCGCCAGAATGTGGATGAAGTTATCCAAGACGCCTACTTTGGGCACCTGCTGAAAGTTGACGCCTAACCGTTTCCTTCTCCTCTCCCCGTGTTGAGGGGTGGCGGGTTCTCCTTTCGCCCGCCACCCCAAAAACAAGGAACTAACGATGTTGCAAAACGACGCGCTTTTGAGGATGTGGCCGCAATTCCAAATACAGTTTGGCGAAGCGGTCACGTATACGCCGTCTGGTGGCGTCGCTACATCTATCACAGCAGTAATACAGCGGGGAAGCATTGAAAAGGATTGGGAAGCGCCCGTGCGCGTGACGGAAGAATCGAGTCGGATAATTTTCGATTCGGACGATGTTTCCTCCGTCACCATTGGTAGCGACAAGGTGACGGATTCCGCAGGCAACGTTTACGTTTTGGCTGGAATCACGCGCAAATACGGAACGATTGTAGCGGGCGAAATTCGGCGCGGCGAGACCAGCGCCATCGGCGTAACGACGCAAGGAGGCTACTGATGCCAGACGTAACAGCGAGCGGCTATATCGGAGCGCAGATTGAGGCGATCCGGTATGCCTTCGCCGCGTCAACGGCATTTAAAACCTTAACGGGCGCGTCAACCACCGCCATCGCGCATGACTCGTACACGTTCGCGAATTGGTACACGACCGGCACGCCAACGAAGCCGTTTATCGTTGTTATGCGCGGCGAATTATCAAGGCAACAATACGCCGTCAATACTTGGCAGCAATCGTCTAGCCTATTGGTGCGGCTTGAATACGTTCTTAATTACGACCCATACACTAATCCGCAAAAAGCTATCACGGACTTGGAGAATATGCGGGACGCGATCATGGTCAACGTCGAGGCCGCCAGCGGCACAACGGTAAGTTATGGCACAGGGTCAATGGTAAACATTCCGTGCATCCACGGATGGCGCGTTGTCGAGGAAGGCGCGCGCTTTAGCAACCCGCAAGAAGACGGCTATTTTGCCGTAGGTCAAACCATCGAGCTTCAGCTTGGGGAGGTCTACGGATGATCGAATTGCACGTTACAGGCATTGATTCCGTTCGCGATGCGTTCAAAGAATTGGGCGGCCCTTTGCCAGCGAAGGTTGTTCGCGCGACGCTGGCGAAAATCACCACGCCGATCCGCAAGGCGTTTGTTTCTGCTTCGCCGGTCAATTCAGGCGCGCTGAAAAAGTCGTTTGGTAAGCGCAACTATCTGTATCAGCGGACGGGCGAAATTGTTTCGTTTGTTGGCGTGCGCGGCGATTTCGAGCTGAAACACGCAAAGACTACAGTGACTTGGAAAAACCAGCAGGGCGAACAATCTAAGGTTGTTTACCGCGATCATAAGCCCATCTTGTACGCGATGAAAGTTGAGAATTTCAGCAATAAAAATAGGGGATGGATGAAGCGCGTATGGGAGGCGCAACTCCCAATTGCGATGGCTGCATTTAATCGCGAAATTTGGAATCAGTTGCAAGTATTTGCAGCGAAGAAAGCGGCGAAGGCCGCGAAAGGATGACAATGAGACGCGCACGGAAAATCAACATCGGAAGTGGAGGTTTCAGCCTCGACGGGTTCGAGAATTGGGACCGCAAAACAGGGCAGGAGGCTTTCCCTCTTGGCGTCGAGGATGGCGAGTGCGAAGTTATCAGAGCTTCGCACATCCTTGAACATTTTCCGCACCAGCAAGTTTTGGATGTGCTTAAGGACTGGCACCGCGCGTTGATGCCCGGTGGCCTACTGCGCGTTTCTGTGCCGAATTTTGACACCATCGCGAGGGCGTATCTGAAGAATCAACCGGGCGTGCCGTTTCAATCTTACGTTATGGGTTCGCAGGCAGACGCCGACGATTATCACCGCGCGCTTTTTGACTACCAACATTTATCCAACCTGTTATTGCAGGCCGGATTCACGAATATTATCCAGATGCCGCCTGACGCAAACGATTGTGCTGCCCTGGCGATTTCGCTTAACGTGCAGGCCGAGAAGCCATTTCACGTTTGTGAGAAGGTCGAGAATACTATTCTTTGCCTTGCGTCGGCGCGGTTCGGGCCTATTTTCCACCACCGCACAATCGAGGAATGCATCCATAAGTTAGGCTTGCCGTCGGCGACCGAGATTTCCTGTTTCTGGCACAGCACACAATGCAAGCTGCTCAAACGCGCGTGCGATATGGGATTCAAATACGCGGTCACGGACGATTTCGACAGCATCTTTTCGACCGCTGATGTGTTGACGCTTTACCAGATGATGGAGGCGTTTCCAGACGTTGATGCGATTGCGCCATTACAGCAGCGCCGCGGCAAAATTGACGTGCCTCTTTGCACCATTCGCGACGATAATTTCACTGCGATTCCGCATGACAACCGCCGCTACAACACGTCGGCGCTTGTGCCCGTGGATACCGCGCATTTCGGCCTCACGATTATCAGGCTGGATAAGCTGCGCGCCATGCCGCAGCCGTGGATGCTTCATCTCCCCGGTGATAACGGCGAATACGACGCGAAGAATGGCATTGACGCTGATATTTATTTTTGGAAGAAATGGAAAGAGTGCGGCAATAACCTATTCGTTGCGCCGCGCGTGACGATTGGGCACGTCGAGGAAGTTGTAATTTGGCCCGGTCGTGACGGGACAAAGAAATTCCAAGTGTTTCAGGACTATATAGACAACGGCATTCCACGCGATGTTGTGCGAGTTTAGCCGGGATAGCGCAAGCGAAAAGGGTAATGCGTGTCACCCCTGCCCGGCCTGTTTGACACCACGGAGATACTACGATGGCAAGTAACGGATTTAATGATGGCACAAACGAAACCACGTTGAGCTTTTCTGGCGCAACTATCGGCGCGCTGCTTTCATGCAGCGTTGACCAGACCTGCGCCGAAATTGACGTTAGTGGCGCGAGCGACGCGGAAAAGATTTACGTCGGCGGGCAGCGTGACCGAAAATTCACCTGCGAAGTTGTCGGCACTCCAGACACGGTCGTGCCGTCTCAAGGCGCACTTTCTATCGCATGGCAGGACGGCAGCACGTCCAGCGCGGCGACCGCTGTGTGTGTCCAGAATAGCACCAGCGGATCGCTCAACGGCGCCATTACGTCCACGTTGGCTTTTCGCGTTGTAAGCGCGTAACCACAAGGAAGACACGCATGAATAAAGAAGAACTCCTCGCGCAACTCACCGCGCCGAAAACCAAGGCCGTTAGCGTCGGCGGGCAGGACTATACGATCCGCGCCATGACCTTGCGCCAACGCGATCAATACGATGCATTGCGTTTAAGTTTGCCGAAAAACGCAGACGGCAGTTTGAAGAGCATGGCCGGGCT